CTCAGAAAACTGCACCCCATTGTCTATCCTGAAAATGGAATGAAACCTGACCGTGGACTCGATAAAAAGTCTTTTGTCATAGACGAGCATGACATGAGACCACAGAGAGGGCCTGCCATCCTCGGTAAGCCCCCTCTGTCCGTACTGTATCAAACGCTGGAAGGGCTTGTTCCCGCCGATCAGAACAAAGTCGCCCGGCTGGGCATATTGCCTGAGGACGTTCAGATTCACCCGTCCACCCCGTCAAACTTCGACTTATTCACCTTGCCCCTGATATCCTCTATCTGAGAGATGAGAGTCTCCCTGTCTGCCTCTGAGATCTCCTTTGACCTGGCAACCATGCGCTGTGTCAGGTTGAGGAGCTCCAGGGTGCTACTCATGATCAGGGCCGAGGCAGTGACGATCTTTTCAATATCCTTAACCTCCACCGGACACCTCCTTGACAAGGTATTTCTTAATCAATAATGTAAGTTCAGGCAAGACCTCGGTCTGCAACCGGTCAATAAGACCGGCATAGGACTCAAGCCGCTTTGGATCATCAATAGAGACAGCGACCTTGAGCATCGTGCCGGCTGTCGTGTAAATATCGGCCGCCTGGTTGTAGATCTTCTTCGCCTTCACGCACGATCCGGAATCAATCGAGGGGCAGATCTCCTCAATCTGATTGTGCACGCTCAACAGGGTCTCGCCAAGGTCAACATAGGCAAGAGTTGCCTTCTGCTCCCATGACATGCGGTTGAACTGGGCCGTTGAGCATGCCCCCAGGACCAGGAGGGCAACCAGCATCATCATAAAGATAAACTTCCTACCTCTCATGCCTTCCTCCGTTCCATCTGTGAAATTTGCTCAGGAAAAACTTCCTGAGCCTCCGAAGCGGTATGGAGTATAGAAAACTCACAAACCGCCTGCCTTCTGCTTTATCGGCGATTCTCTGAAACCGCCTGCCGCCTGTCCACCACCTGATACTCACGGCGCAAGCTCCTCGAGGGCTTCCCTAACGAGCCCTTCAAGACCATCCTCAAGGGGCTCGATCAGGTCTTTCACATAGTCGATCACACTGTGGCTGTCCGGGATGCTTGCATCTGCCACGAGCTCCCTTGTGCCCCATGCAACGAATTCGGATATGGGGGCATGGTATAGCTTCGCCCTGAATTCCCTCAGCTTAGGTTCCTTGCCCTCGAGGGATTCAACCCTTTTCTTGATCTGTCTCATCGCCCATCTGAGGGCTGCCTTTTTCAGCCACCTGAACATATTCGCCTCCGATCTCTCAATGCAGAGTATCAATACAGACCGCATCAGCGGTCTGATGTATAGCAGTATTCTTGCCCACACAGGGGTATGTCTCCCAGGGCATCGGCTATCCGCACATCGGACTTATAGGCATTGAGGTAACTGACCTCTCCTGCCGTTACCCGCGCAATCGTGGCCTTTTCTCTGTCCTGTGACGATATCGCAATAAACTCCTGATACCAGGCGCGGTCTGATGCATACATTCTGAGATACATCAGGTTCGGTGCAGAGAGCCGCCATTCACAATCAACTATATAAACCGGGGATGTAAAAACCCCGGACTGCCTGATGCACCGCTCCGACATCTGACAGGTGCCATCATGGTATATCTCAACATCTCCTGCACAGATCTCAACGTCATGTCCGCCGTAAAGAGTGACCCCCTCGTCGGTCGCCTTGACTTCGACCCAGTTCCAAAGCCCCTCCCATTCGTATTCTGTATCTGACAGGTCCTGGGCGACGATAGCACTGCCACAGGCAACTAACAGAATTGATATTATCCAGATGATTTTCTTCATAGCCTCTTTCTTACCTCTTCCCTCTGAAATTCCTGCCAGTGGCACTCAACCATATCACAGAACCCGTCCAGCTTCTTCTGTGTCACATAGAAATTACATCTCGATACCCGGCACCATGAGTCAGGGTCCTCTATGCTCACACCGGTGTTCAGCAAGTTCAAACCGTCCAGTGAATAAGCCGTTACGAAGGCGTACGGGCACCAGGGCTTAAAACAAGCTGCAGTCATCAGTGCAGTCATCAGACCGCCTCCCCTGGAAGCTGGAAATGACAGAGATCCCTTGGTTTCCAGCGTCCACCCCACACAAGCCCAACGCTCTCGCCAATACTGCCCGCCTCCTCGTAATCGGGTATGTCGTTGTCATTCACGTCCGCCTTGAGGTTCCAGAGTGCTATCTGCCTGTCTCCCTCATGCTTGATGATCGCTATATCAAATGCCCTGGCAAGGTCATTGTCCAGGTCCTTGTCAAACATATTCGTGACATGCCTGGAGTTGAGCGTCCATGTCACCTTCCGTGTCAGGCTCGCAAGGGGCACATCAGTCCTCATGCCTGCCACTTCCCGGAACTTGACAACCTCGTCGGCCGGAAGCCGCCCCTGCACGTAGAGCGCCATCTGCTCCAGGATAGTCCGGGCGGTACAAGTGACGATATAGTCAATACCTTTTGACCGCATCAGTCTGTCGAACTCATAGTATTTCTCTCTGAGTTCAGGGACCAGCAGATTGATATCACGAGATGCCATTCCAGCCTCTCCCGAGCAGGAAATTAATTATGAATATCATCAGAGTAAATATCATGGTCATGACAGTCATCCAGGTGGCGAGCTCTTTCCTTGATATGTATTTCTCAGTTCTGCAGTCCTCTTTCTTCACCCGGCTGTCTTCGAGTTTTCTGATCCTGTCAAACGCCTCATTATCAGCCTTATGCAGCCTGTTGATATCAACTTTGAGAGAGTTTATCGCCTCTGTCAGGCCGCTCTGCTGAGATATCGATTTCCTGATCCCCCGCAACTCGACCTTGATATCATCTATGTCTGACTTGAGTATCTGAAGGATATCCTCGTTCATCTATCAGTCCTCACTGAGTATCAAAGTTGTGAGCCCCGTTCCGTCCGGCTGGATGCCCCGGACATAATAGGTTGTCCCGTTAACATCAAGGGTATCACCGTGCGATACGCCCGAAACGTCCGAACTCTTACAGATCGCCACCGGTGCCGCCCCCTCAACCTCGCCGGTTTGCAGGTTTACCGCCTCATATGCAGCGTCAAAGATTACGTTTATTGCGGTGGTGCCGTTTAGCGTGGCAGCCACCGCAAAATCGGTTGTATCCAGAAAGGTGTCAAGGTCGGTTGTCAGGTCCTGGGAAAGACTCATCCGTCACCCTCGGTAAGTTCCTTTATGCGGTTCTCGGCCGCCTCAATGACCGTCTTTCTGTTATCGCCATCAACGAGAGTCTTGACCTCTTCCTCACTCTCACACTCCTTGATAAGTTCGATCACTTCACTCGCCTTCATGCGGTCATCTCTCTCCACCTTCAACTCCACGTTAAGCCCTGCAGCCTCTTCCTCAGTTAAGTCGACCTCGTCTCCAGGATTATATATCTTCAGTTCATCTCCCACGCCATGCTTGATTCTCATATCAAGCACCTTGTAAACTGGCATCTTGTCCTCCTTCCGGTAATACAGGATGGCGGAATACCGCCATCCTGTTACCCATCCTTTTCTCCGATGTTTACACTACAGCATCCTGGATGAAGTAACCCAGGTCGCTTGCAATGACCTTCTCGTCAGAGTTCCAGGCAACCTTGATATAATGGGCGCCCTTTATGCCACGCTTGGGATCGAAATCCCTCTGGGTGTGCCTCTGGGTTTCCGAGAAAGTGAGCCCAAAGGTGATCGTCTTGATGCTCGGCTCCCCCGGGGCCACATAGAGCGCTGCACAGTGCTTGCCCCAGAGCCTTGCATACGTTGCGGTCTGACCTTCCTTTGAAGAAATGTACCTTGCCCTGCCGATCAGCACCCGGTCCACCTCGAAGAGAGCCGCTATCTCGCTCGCGGTTGCAAGCCCGCCCGGGGTATCCTGATACCTTGTTGAGGCCTTGACGGCATCAAGCACCTCAGGGAGCTTCCTGAAGACAGCCCAGGCCTCCTGCCCGAAGACGAGGGTATTCGCACGAACAAAACACCCCTCCACGGCATCATATACATCCCCGATAGGATCATCGGCAGAACCGCCCCACTGGGCTGTACCTGAGAGCTGAACCTTGTTGCCTGAAGGGTAGGAGGCTGCATTGAAGACTATGTCTGCAACCCTCTTTTCCTGTGCCACGTCAAGCAGCATGTTCAGGAAATCGTTGGTGTCGATCTCCGGCTGGAGAGGGTTGTCTGCATTGTCAATGACCTCCTGGGGAAGCCAGTCACCGAGAGCATGGTCGCTCACGGAATAGTTATCCTCCTGCACACCCCAGTCATATTCATTCGGAAGGCTCTTAGGGCCTATCTTGTCATCGGGAAGCCTGTAGCTGTCCTCCTTGTTGTACTTGTAGAACTTGTCGGACCGCTTGCCGACAAGAACCACAGGCATGATGTTGCGCCATATCATCTCTTCGTTTCTGTACTGGATCGACAGATTCGAGAGTATGGAATCTACGTGTAACGATCTTGCTTCTGGCATGGTTTATCCTCCTTTCCTTATAAACTTATCCCTGTATCCTGCCAGGCGCAATCAGAAGGGGCACTATATCCCCTGCCACACCTGATGCAAGGAATATCCCGATCACACTTGCGTTAACACCGGAGCCAGGGGCTGCCTTCACGCCTTTGCCATTTGCATCTGACGTTGCCCAGTCACCAAATGCCACCGTGCCACCGAGCTTGATTCTTGAAATACCGGAAAGCATCAGACGCACCTCATCACCTGCTGATGTTGTTGTGTGCTGGATCATCCCTATCAGCGCATCAGTCGACCCAGCTGCCACATCGATAGTGTCATCATCACTGCCAGGCTTTGCAATCGTATAGGCAGTGCTGATCGCCGATGTGCACTTTACAGATTTCTCAATGCCTGAAGTTGGTCCCATCATATTTGGTTACCTCCTTTCCTTGAACAGTTCCGGATGTTTCCTGGAAACTACAACCAGAGCCTCCCTGTAGGAAACACCGTGTTCCTTCTGGTAGTTCTCAATGAGCTTATCACGCTTCGCTGTATCCGAAGCGTTTTCCTCACCTTCGCCAGGCGGTTCGGAATGGGGAACCGCCTTAGGGGCATCGCTCTTCAAGTCTTCAAGGATCCGCGCCTGCCTGTTCCTGATTGCATCAAGAACCCTCACCGCTGCCTGCTCTCCAGTCGTCTTGCCATCGAACATAAGTTCCTCGATGAGAGATTCACACCCAGGAACCAACTGTTCCCTGACCGCCCTGATCCTCTCACGTTCATTTTCAGCGCCTTCCTGACGACCCTTAGCGATGCCTTCATTCCGGCCCTCTTCAATTCCTGCCTCCTTCCCTTCAAGAAAGCCGACATTGTGACCATCGTCATATACGGACTTGTAGACGTCAGGATGCTTTTCTTTAAGCTCTTCAACTGTCATATCACTAACCTCCTTCTTTGTGTTTTCAATGGGGACACCGCCCATCGCAATCTTTCTTCCGGCTGATACACCGCCAGCCGGCGATCTATTTACAAGCTGATCCAGCGTGGCAATATCATCCACGAGACCAGCATCAATCGCCTGTCTGCCTATGAATATTTTGCCGTCTGCCATATTCTCTATTACCGCTTCAGGTGAGACTCCCCTGAACTCAGCTACAGCATTGACAAAGACAGAATAGAGATAATCAAGCTTCTCCTGTATATCTGCACGCCCCTCCTCGCTGAGGGGTGCATACCTGGAGGCAATGCGCTTGTACCTGCCCGCTGTGATTTCTGTTGTCTTGATACCACGCATCTCTTCTGCCTTAGATATGTCTACATGTGTAGCAACAACGCCGATGGAGCCCACCTGGACAGTATCGCCTGATATATAGATCTCACTTGCCGCTGAACCTATCCAGTACGCTGCTGAGGCCATAGTGCCATCCGTATAGGCTATGATCTTCTTTTTATCGCGTGACTCATAAACAAGATCTGCAAGCTGCTCCGTGCCATCCACCGTCCCGCCAGGGCTGTCAATGTGCAGGATGATCTGTTCCACCGCCGGATCATCGAGGGCATCCCTGATGTCACGAGCAATCAACTCGGTAGATGCCCCGCCTGACACCCTGCTGAATAGATTCATTCTCTTTGCTATAGGCCCGTCAATTGGAATAATGGCTGATCCATTAACAACTTCATATCCTTGTTCTTTTCTCCCAAGAGGCTCTCCCAGCTTTGCCTCTATCTTCTTGATATCGATTTTCTCACCCCTCAGGTGAGTTAGATAAATATCACGTATCTCAATCAGCATCTCGGGGATAATCGCCCAGGGCGAGTTAATTACCTCAATCAGTTTCATTCAACACCTCCTTCTCTGACAGAGCACCGCTGTCAGCTTTATCCACTACAAGCCCGGCCTCCCTCCTCATGCGCATCTCCTTTGCGCTCTGTCGGTGCTTCTTCTCCCAGTCGCCGCCGGTAAGCTCCGCTGTTACTTCCGATATCGTGGCGACTCCCATATCTATCTTTTCCCGTGCCGCCTTGACCTCCTTGAGTTCATCGATCATCCCCTTCGCCGGGCCTATCCATTCGGCACCGCAATAAGCCTTGCTAATCATGGGATCATCAAAAAACCCTGGCGCATCAAGACGGCCCAGGGCTACTGCCTCATATATAAAATGTTCGTACACGATCTGACAGAAGTTCTTCGCAAGCCACTGACGCCTTGAGTTAAAAAACTTCCATGCCTCAAGGAGAGCGGCACGTGCAGCAGAGTAGGAAGCAGTGAAGTGCTTGACAAGGACTTCGAAGGGCAACTCAAGGGCAACTCCGATCTGTCGCAAAACAGCCAGAACAAAGGGGTCGAAGGCAGTATTAGGCCGGCCCGGGTTTGCCGCTGATATCTTCTCACCCGGTGCCAGACCAACAATCGCACCGTTACCAAGCTTATAATCCTCATCCGTATCGCTTCCACCGATATCATCAGTCGGCGCCATGGGGGCCAGCTCACCATCACCGGTTGCCGTCTCGATAAAAACCGTAAACATACCACTCACAACTGCTGCCATCAACTCCGCCTCTGTATAGCGACTGATCTGTTTGAGAGCCTCGATTACTGGAGCAAGGTACGGCACACCTCTCGACTGCCCGGGCCTCAACTGCCTGTATAGGTGTATGACATTCCTCAGACCGGTCTTTTTGCCGAAAGCCCTGACCACAACCCATTCCTGCTTCAGAGAGCCGAAGATCCGGCCGGGATGCCGCTTGGCAATGTGGTATGCCACCGGCGCACCGTATTCATCCTTCTCAACGCCGCCCGAGAGCCGGTCGCTGTCTGACTTATTGTCTTTATTGCAGACCCTGTCAGCCTCGATGGCCTGTAGCTTTAAAAGATATGGGATATTCCCCATTTTGAATCTGGGGAGAAGGAAAAATACATCACCGTTTTCAAGAACCTGCCTGAAGGCAAGCTCCTGCATATCAGCAAAAGTGAGCGTTCTTGTGGCATCACACTCCTGGGATTCCGCCCACAGACGCCACTCCCTTTCCGCCCTTGCCTCCCAGGCATCCGCCTCTTCCTCTGTCAGATTCAGCACATCGCGGTCAATCCTTGCCTGAAGTTTGAGACCCGTTCCCACGACGTTTGTGACAGTTGTATTCAACGCTCCGGTCGCAAGTGGGTTGTT